TGTTAGAGCTTCGGCAAGATCGTGAGGGGTTTTATACATTTGGGCTGTTATCTGTGCGGCAAACGTACCGTCATCATCTGTAAAATCAAGATAGATGTCTGTTGCTTCGATCTCGATTGGATCATAAAAATATTCAACACCTTCTAGTGTGTAGCTTGCATTAATAAGCTCTCCGGCGTCAATTGTTACAGAAAAATCTGTTACCCTAGATCCGGCCATAAGCTGAATCGCACCGGAATTTCCAACATAATTCCAAATAGAAAGAGTTTGGTGTCCGGTTTCTGCCGGATAATAGGTAACCGCTTTTCCAAGATTAACACCCGTCCCAGGTGCGGTTGCTACTGCAAAAAGAAGCTCAAGATCATCACTTGAAATAGATTCAATCGGACGAATTGAATAACCATTGGTGCCGTCTTTAATTAAAAGCGCTTGAAGCGAACGAAAATTAGTTCCCTCTCCAGTATCTACTTTAACTGCCGTTGTAGTTGAGCCGGCAATGGTGTCGTATTCTGTAGCTTCGACATCTTCGTTTCCAAAAGCAGCTTCTAGTAAATCACCATATCCTGGTGCTTGACCCTCTGTGCCGCTATGTCGAAGATAATGAGAAAACGACGCACTTGGTTGCTCAATACCAAGAATTGATTTCGATGGTCCTAAAGATCCGGTAAGTTCTGCATTTTCTAATACTGCAAACTCCGGAGACATCGTAAAATCATCTTGAATTGCGATAAAATCGGTTGCTGCCGATGGCGGTACAGGTGTTCCCTCGGTTGTCTCAACCAAAACCGCCAAAACTGAATTGCGTGATTGAATAGCCATGATTAACTCCTATTTTGAAAAAATTCAACCTCGACGGACATTTCGACCGAAAGATACCTGTCGCGATCTCCTTCAGGTATTTCCAGTCCCCCGTGGGATGTATAAATAGCCTTAACAGCAGTGCCGTTTATGTCTTCGTCATTTTCAATGGCCAAAAACACAGAGTTGACATCTTCCATTATGGCTTTTTGAATGTTTTTAAAGGCTGATAAATTATGATCTGTTGTATTAATTTCGTTTGTAAGAACAACGATAAATTCTTGAACAAATGTATGCTTGCAACCAACCAGACGATTGCTGTTTGTTCCAGGCCCGTATGCAAACCCATAGCCTTTTTTTAAAATTCTATCGGCGTTACTTTCTAAAGCATATGGATTAGGAAACTCTTGATAATCACTTAACGTGGAATCTAAAAGCGAGTCCAATGCATCAAATATATCTGAAACAACCGTCATCTTCTTAAATATCCTGTCTGTGTTGATTTTTCCCGGTCGCTTTGATTACCATCGCGATTAAGATCAACACCAAAAAACTTAAGATTTATAGCTTCGTCATAATAAGCCCGAGCTTTTGTTCTGTTATCGTCAAACTGTCTTCCTAAAGCCCAGTAAACAATCTCGGCAACCTTATGAATTGTTGGTTCTTTGAATTTTTCGTAATCAAGTATTTGATTTTGAGAAATGATAATATTTCTCTTTTTTAAATCTCTTATAACCATCTCTGAAGCTATAAAATGCTGATCGTCCCATGTTGTTTTACCTGCTTCAAAGGCTTCTTTTAAAGATGTGTTTGAAAGATCTGGATAATAATCATAAAGAACAGAATCCGATGAAAACTTGTTTCCAATGTATTTTAATGCAGTATTGACGTTTAAATCAGCACTAAATGACATGCGAATCCAATACATGTCGTAAATTCCCACCTTTGAAACACCCGAAACGTCATCACTATCAAGCTCTCTATCCCAACCTTTTAGACGGTCGGTTTTCCATTCGATAATTCCAGACTGCGCTAACGATGCACTTGATAATGCCGTTCGGTCAATTAGATCAACTACTGCGTTCCACTGGTTACCGTACCAGGTTTCAACACTGACACTTGTCGCCTGGTCGTTAGCCGTATCGATTTCAATATATTTGTGATTAAATGGAAGATCACACGCGACATAAAGCCTATCGTCGGCAGCTACAAATGGAAGCGTATATGATCCACTGCGCCATTCGTTAAGCTCAACGGAAAGATCTTTTTCCGTGCCGTCGTCGTTCCAGAATATTCTTTGAATATCTATCATAACCTTCCCCATTGACGCACTGTCGATTCATAATCACCGGCTGTTACCGCCTGGTTTTCTAAAACTTTCATAAATTGTTGAATAAGAGTAATTGCCGATGATAACTCGACTTTAGTCATCTCCGAGCCGTAAACAATACGCTCGTCTTCCCAAACGGCAACACAGTCGCTTATTTCATTGGCGTTATATTCTGCCTCTATTGTTTTTCCTTGATTTAAAAGCTCAAGACACATCGATGTCAAATCATAAAGCCTCGAACCCATAGCCTCGACAGCCGTGGAAACAACCGCCGATGCTTCGTTATTTCCGTAATAAATTGGATATAAAGATCCAAGATAATCAGATTGTGTAACAGCCGAGTTTTGAAAAAAGTTATCAAGCTGTTCGACAAAAGCCAGCCCGGTTGTTAACTCGCCTTTAGTAAGTTTTGTAGAAACCGTCGCTGCGTCACCATCGGCAAGAGACGACAGATCAGAAGATGCGCCTGATTTCCAATAAAGATTGTAAATAGCCGGAGCTTCGTTAATAAGCGATTCACACGACGTCATAAAAGATTTGATATCTGTTTGTAAATTACTTGTTACACAATTAGACATATAAACCTCAATTCACTACTCTAAAAAATAAAATAACAGTTAGATCACTTGCATTTGTGCCTTGATCAACGTATTTAATATCCAACGTATCACCTGGATCAAAAGGGTCAGAAAGTCCTGTAAAAATCCCTCCGTAATCCACGTTACGTACTTCTCTTGTTGCGTATTTAGTTGTTGTTCTGCCGTTTAAATAAAATTCCATATCAAAATCTACAGAAGTTCTTGTGTTATCGTATGTAAAGGCTTTAAGTTCTGATTTAATAGGAATTCTAATCGAGTTATCAGGGGTTAAATTAGAATAGGTAATCCAATCGCCATTTGACATAGTTCCGTTCATAATTAAAGGAATAGTATAAACCGGCAGATCAAGAGCTATTTGTCTGGCTTCTTCAATAGCTGATTGAACCTCGTCGGCAGTAAATCCGTTTGTAGAATTATCAAAAGGAGTAGTAAGAGCTATTTGAGATTTAAAATATTGGTTTCTCATCCTAATTCCTGGCAGATAACATTGTTTCCAGATGAACCTGCTATTAAATAAAGTCCAACGTCTCCAACAGGGACGGCTACTTCTTGTCTTTTTTCAATTGGGATACCCTTATTCGCACCAGATGTTGCCACGCCAGTTGGTCCGTAATAAACAGTATTGTTTGAATCGTTGTATAAAATAACCAACTGTCGCTTCTCATCGCGACTGCCGCCAACCTTAGCCTCAATCTGAGTAGACCCAACAGATAACGTTGTGGCAACATACGTTTGATCGTAAACTTCTGCACGTTCACCATACCATTGGCCCATTATTCAGCGTCCTTTGGCTTTTCGATTACTTGTTTTAATTCCATAATATGATCTTCACATTTTTTAAGATGTAAAACCATGTCCTTATAAAGAGTGTAAAAATCTACCATCTCTTTTCCGGATATTTTAAAATCAGCTCTGGTCATTACAAAATTCATAAAATCAGCAATGCGCTTTACCTCGGCTTCGGTAAATGTAATTTGATCTGTCATTTTATCCCCAAAAGAGGGAAGGGCACAGGCCCTTCCTATTAACTAAGTTCCATAACACGCATGTCTTCAGACGATGCACCAGTTCCGCCAATTACTTGTGGTGTTACAGATGGTCCGATTCTCCAAACATGTTGCATACCAGGATGTAGTGGATAACCATTGGTTGTAGTTACACCGGTTTTTCCAAAATAAAGCGATTTGTTGCCTTCGTTTGCCGTGGCAAGCCATTTTCTGCTGGCAAGAGCAGACGCTACAACGTTAATAGCAGCTGCAGAAACCGCAGTTGCTGTGTTTTCAATTGCCGTATCAGCAAGATCATCATCAAGATCAATTGAATTTGTGACGTTTACATCTAAAGAACCGCCAGTTGATCCAATTGCATTTCCAGATCCGTCGTTTAACCATGCATCAACAGAGTCGCTTGCTGCTGTTAAATCGCGAATATCAAGATCAGAAGCATCAACTGTTAAAGAGCCGCCGCCATCATCAACACTGATTCCGCCTTGAAGCTCGGCTAAAACATCAGTGTCGGTGACATAAAGCTCACCTAAATTGTTGGATTTAAACGAAGCATAATCACCATCGGCTGATGTAGACGCTGCCAGGGTATCTTGTCTAACGGCAAGAATCTGTTGGCCATCGTCGCCACTGGAATGCGCCGAATCTTCTGCATAAATACCAAGACCAGGAGCTGCTGCAATGTTTACGTCTAAAGCATTTGACGTTACAGCAACTTCGTTTCCAGACGAATCGATTATTGGACCAGAAACTCTAAGCCATTCAAGAGCGTTTAAGGTTTCCGAGCCGATCAAATCACCATCGGTACCGGCTCTAACAAATGCACCTATTGAACTTGACGCAGCAATAGAATTAGCATCGGTTGGATCAAAAATAAGCCTGTTAGTTACACATGACATACTCGTGTCTCCTTTAATGGAATTAAAAAATTAAAATACACCCTCGTATCGGATGATTTTTTATTTTCTTAACTCCATGATATCACTTCAAGCAACTGCGCGGCTTGAGGCGATTGAAAATAAAGCGTTAAACTTGCCGACGATGCTATATTATTTTCACAATACTGCTGACCTGGAAACAGTGTCCAATAAGTTGTCCCAGATGTCCCAACAGAATATGCTAATTTCATAAGACCATTAGATCTATTTTGAATCTTAAAAAATTTCGTACTCGACGGAAGAGCATACGACACTTCAGTATTTGCAATTGGAATTGAGACGTTTGCAACTATTGGTGTTGTCGCCGTTAAACCAGAAACATCTAATTGCCCTGCAAGGGAACTATTAACACTGGTCATTTTATGCCAATTCCTCAACCGTTATTGTGGGAGTTCCACTTGCGGCTTTTGCATAAATTAAAATATCATCAGTAATCGAATAATGTCGTTCACTTCCGTTTGCTACCGTGACACCGACATATCCGCTTACGCTATTGTCAAAATTAAGTTTAATCTCTATTCCCGAAAGATTTTGAATACCGATTTCGTTTCTATCGGTAAGCGCCGTTGCGGGAAGTACCGTCCACGATGTTGAGCTAATTTGAACCTCGGTTATCTTACCTTCGGTAGTAAGACCTGATGGACGAATTTGTGCACTGCCGCATAAAGTCGTTCGAACGGCAACGTTTCCATCACATTCGACAAACTTCAGTTGCTCTTTTGTATTTATATTTGGGGGTAACGCCATGATGAAAAAGGGGGCAAGTTGCCCCCTTCCTTATTTATGCAGCCTTGTAATAGGCTAAATAAACATTGATTTTCCCTGCTGTAAGATCAGCAGTTCCAATAACCAAATCTACAGTTTCGTCTTCGGCTACAACCAAAGACTGACCCGCTGTTTCTTTAACAGTAAAATCATCGACGAGGTTAGCTACGGCGCCAGACGTTGTGTCCATAAACGCGTCTGCGTCACCAGTTGACGTACCGATTTGAACTGTTGCCAAGCCAGCGGACGTGCACGCTGTTTCAACTTGAACACATGCATCAACAACTAAAGCTTTTTTCAAAAACTTAGCTAAAGAATACGTGCCCTGTGCACCCGTGTCTTCAGAAAAATCGTATGTGAGCTTTTCTACTTTAAGCTCATTACTCCATGCACTTATTTCTTTGTATGCATTTGCATTAGCCATTATTTAATTCCTTTCGTATCAGAACGTTTTTTTCTCGTAGGTTTTCGAAGATCTCCCATAATAAACGCAATAAAACGGCTATTATGAGAGATGATATTGATAACCTTAATCGGTGTTCTAATTTCTTTGACCCTTATGATCAAATCTTCTGGAGTCTTTGCAGAAATATAATCTAAAGACTCATACGGATTAAGGCTATCAAATAATTCAGTCATTACGATCCTTGAACTCTAATGTGTTTTACATTGCCAGCGATTCCAAGCTTAGCACCAAAAACTAAATCAACAGACATGTTGTAACCAAACTTGTTTTGGGAATGAAGATCAGAGATTTTAACCTGAACTTCAGTTTGTTGTACAAGATGCAAGAAATCTGGATGAAAAAACAAACCGTAATCTTCAGATCGGCTGTTGTCTTCAAAAAGATAAAAACCAAAACGCTTAAGAGCAACTTCGCCACCAATTACTGGAGAATCAGTTGCGCCGTATTCGGTTGAACTTAATGTAGTGTCGTCTAAAACATCTTTGTAATAACTAGGATCGATCAGTCCATACCATGGCTTGTTTTTTAACCATTTTGCCTGACCAGCAAGCTTTCTTATGTCAGAAACTTGGTTTGCGTTCATATCTGTAGATACGAGTTCATGATCAGGAGTTGCAGCCGAAGGAGCAACTAAAGAATATAGATATTCGTTTATTTGATTATTCATCGCATAAACCAAAGAATCCATAACCTCAGAGTTGCCTTCATCGATAAGAGATTGAATCGATACTAAATCTTCAAACTCGTAAGAAGCAACCGCTCTTTTGTCGGCTTTGATTTCGATCTCTGTCATAGACAAAGCTTCTGGTGAAAAAGAATCCGCATCTGTTCCAACTGTTAAAAGCTGGCCGTTAGGAGCGTTGACTTGAGATACTGTTACAGTATCGCCGCCTTTTTTGATCGCGCCTTTGTAGTCTTTATTGACTAATGCACCTAAAAGTTGAGCAGCCCTAAGTTCTTTAGTAAACATTGGACTCCAGAATTGTTGTATCTGACCTTGTACTTCAGCTAATGTAGTTACACTCATTGATTGACTCCCTTCAATCGGCAACTAAACGCTAACTATTGAGAGGATCTAACCTCCTTTAGTCGTGCTCGCATTTCTTTTGCCGGTAATTTTTTCCATGCTTCATATGTTAATGTTTGACCGACACCTTTTGGAGCATTTGCTGGCATATTCGCCCCACTGGGACGTTTAATAACTTCTGGAAACTGCGACTGAAACTTATCAACGTATTTTGTCACGGACATTTCGTCGATTTCAGTCGATTCTGGATGAATAACGATCTCATTAAGATCTACAAGACCCCAATACTTTTGATCGATATCTCCATTACCAAGAGCTTTTTTAAACGCATCGAACTTACGCATGTCTGTAAACTGTGTTTGCATACCGCTAAGTTTTTGAGTTGTTTCTTCTAGCTCTTTGTTTTTTAGCTCTATGATTTTTTCATAGTTTTGTTGTTTCAGAAGTTCGTCTTCAGTTCGTTTCTTCTCTTCGGCTTCGAACCTACCAAGCCTCTCGCGGGCTTCTCGAAGCTCCTCGTCGCGCCTTTTCTTCTCGGATAAAAGCTTTCGATGAGTGTCGTAAGAAACTTGCTGTGAACCACCAGCTGGTGTTTCCTCTGATGTCTGAGAACTCATATCAGAACTACCACCGGCAGTATCCTGATCTGACCCACTGGGATTTTGATTTCCGTCAAGCATTGTCGATTCCTTAATTGTTTATTTATAGTTTATACTTATTTACCAAATCGCCAAACGTTTTGCGATAAAAACGTTGAAGCTGTTTGATTTCAAGCTGTGAAAGATGATTAAATGGCCGTCCGTTTTGTTCAACATATTGTGCTAGCTTTTGATTTGTTAGATTTTCACCACGACGTCGTCCATATGGGCCAATCGTTAGGCGTCCTCGTTTTATCTTTCTAATCTTCATCGAATCAAGCATCTGACCGGTAAAGGTTAAATTACTTCTTGATGGACGTGTAAACTTGTTAAGTAATTGCTTGTTATCTTTTCTATATTGTACGTAATTTTCAGATAGGCCAATAAGTTTTTTCTTTTTACCGTAATCGCGCCTAACACCGTATCCAAGACGAGTTCTTTTTTTGATAAGAAAAATAGATTGCTTGCCTAAAGCCTTTAGCACACGCTGAGACTGTGTTTGCTTAAAAACGCTTTTAAATCTAGATAAAAACTTTTTTAGATCAAGTTCTGCAGCCATTATTCATACCTCGAAAGAATTTGAGATTTAAGATCCTTTTGAGATATACCAAGAAAATGTCTGCGTACCTGACCCTCGGTTGAATCGTTCCACCACGCCTTTTCGTTTTCGTCTGTACCGTTTTGATAGCCAAGATGTATAGATCCCGGACGATCTGATAAATGCTCAAGCGCCACAAGCATGTCGCCTGTTAATTGCAAGTTGGGATTTCCTCTTGATTTTCCAGCAATTTCAAAATCAAGTGACTGGCTATAAGATTTTGAATATTTTCTAAACGGAAGATTATTAACAGACCTTCCGCGATCGGTTCTTTCCTGAATATAATCAATAATATCCTGCGCAATAGCCCGACGCTCGTTAGGGCCAAACTTTTTAGGTATCTCAATCCACGTATGTGCCCATTTAGGACTCTTGGCCATCTAGGTCTTCCTCTTCGTTATCTTGAATCTGTGGTGCTCTGCCGAAACGTTCTTCTTCGATCTCATCAAACAACACATCTACTTCGTCTTCGGTCATCTTTGGATTTAACGATCCAATTGCGCGTTTTCGTGTAGTAAACCCTGCCGCAACCTCTTCTTTAAGTTCTTTAATAAGATCTGCTCTTCTTACCATCGGCACAAGATCTAAAAACCTTACGTTTACTTCAGACGTAGGCGAAAAAAGTGCGTTGGTATCAACCATCTTGTCGTTAACCCAAACAGGGTGCATATGATGCATGACAAGATTCCAAAGTTGCTTTTCAGCATTGGTAAAATATTCGATTTGTTTTTTTGTTATCTCGTAGGTATCCATTTCGTCGATCAGTTTTGAAATGCCCGATGAAAAATTCGACGTGGTAACCTCGCCAACCGCTGAAGTCCTTATCCCTCTTGAGTTTAACCAGAATGCAAACTCAGATTGAATCAGCCCTAAAACTTGATCAATATCACACTGGGGTTTTATCTGACCTACCTGTGGTTTTTGCTCACCGTTACCCTCGGATTTAAACCTCCAAAATGAATTGGGCGAGAGCTGAAGATTTTCATCGTCAACGTCGATTCCGAAAAGTATGCTAAATGCTTGATATTTAACGCAGAAATTAAGATCAGAAAGAAGAATCGGAAGAAGAATAGTAAGTGCATACGTATCCGAATCCTGAATAGGCATTAAAAGATTATGCGATTGATTGACATAGACAAAAGGAATTTTTCCGTAAATGTTTACACCGTTGGGGTTTCCTTGTTGCGCCATAAAATCTGTTCTAAGATTGGCCTTTGAATCGATGATATAAAACTCATCGTCGGTATAGACCTTATAGATTTCAACAATCTCTCCGGTGGCTTCTTTGACTTTACCTTCAAGAATAATAAGATGAGTCATCGACATGTCGTCTATGGGATCATCTGAATAAACCACAAACCTATCTGAGGGGATGGATCTAAGTTTAGGAATGCCTTTATGTACATATGGCTGAACAAGTGTAGTTTTGAATAGATTAAAAAATTCGTTTCCTACGTTCATAATCTCATCGATACGAAACGATTTTTCATACGAATCTAAAAGCTCTTTATCTACATCGGAGCCGTATTCTATGATTCGTGTCGGAGGTTCTTGATAAATTCTCGACAATTTATCTACGATACGCTTTAGTACGTTTATCGGTGCCGCGCGACTTGCTACCTCGGCACGAGTTTGGCCTGAAAACTGTCTTTCGATTTCTTTTTTAATGAACTTTAAAAGATCACCCTCATAGATTTCAAAAAGATCTCTATTTTTACAGATATAAGTTTTTTTTTGCTCTACATAATCAACTAACGTTCTGAATTGATTTTCTTGTGACATCTTGTCTTCCTTATAAAACCACCGTGCCTTGAGGTTTCTTTTGTTTTCTAAATACCTCTGAACATAGCCCGTAGCCTATTGCAGTTGTAATATGCTGAAAAGATTTAGAATCATCTTCAATATAATTACCGCCTTTTTTAAGTTGTGTCAGCCTTAGACCCTTATCGGCTGTCGGCGCAGATTTATAAACAAAAAGTCTTATACGCTGACCATTATTGCAATAAGCATTAACCAGGTTGTGTCGTCGGCGTATTGCAGGATTTGCCAAAGGTACATCAATTTCAAATTTAATAGGCTGTTGGTGTTTATTTTCATAATTTAGCAAATAATTTTTGATGATATCATAATCAGAACGAATATTTCTAGTATCTCTTGAACGTCCCGTTGAATCTCCGTTTACAATGTAGTTTGTTCTGTGATCTAATACGCCCTTGCCGGCGAGTTCCTCACAGCTATCGGCTGTTCTCATTCCTTCGACAACAACCTCATCAAACACATGCATTACATCATTAATAATCTGAAACAAAACCACAGAAAGCGGCTTACCCTCGCCGATATTAAAGTCCCACGAAAGATGTATCGGATAATTGTTATCTATTTGATAGCAATCGTCCTTAAAGTTTTGCTCGTGATTATATTGATAGTATACTACTTCTTGCTCAATTTCGATCCATTCTCCATGAATATAGCGTCGCGCCATCTTAGGATCTAAGTCCTGTTCAAGCTGAGAGATGTAGATTTTATCTAAAAATGGATTATCAAACGTATTGGAATAGTACACATGACGTGTGTTAATTTTTTCTGCTATAAAATAACCATACGCCCAATGGCTTGGTGCATCAGGGTTTGTAGC